ACCACTCCTTCTTGTGTTTGGAGTGGGGCTCCTCGTACGAGGTAGCCAATGTATGCCCGCCGTGCTCGGCGGACGTCTTCTGCTGTGCTCACTCTGTTTCCGTTTCCTCCTACCCATACAGGTCCATTAAATGTTCCTTTGGGCCTGGTGTTCTGAAGGGTATGGAGGATGAGTGTCCGCAGTGGTCCAGAAGTTGTCTCAAGTCTATGCAGTAGGTTTTCTCGTACTGCATAAGCTCCAGTTCGTCCTCGTCGGGTCAGGAGTTTCGCCGCGCTCGCTTCTCGAATACCCAGGACGTCGTGTACGTCGGTACACAGGAGAGTCTTTCTCACCTTGACTTGTGGGAACTCATGCGTAGAACCATCCAGGAATATCCGGATCTTTGGCGAGGTTCGGAGGCTGCGCTCCACATATGTCGGGTAGACTCTCCGGACTAGTCTTTCACAGAACACGCCCAATTTGCGTGATGTGAAGCTCTTTGATCGATTGATCTGTAAGTCCATTTCCTCTGTCTTGGAGATGTACTGTTCACGGTGGGCTCTGTTCCAGAGTCCCGTGAGGTCATCCCCACAGACGGCGAATGATCGATCATTGAGGCCATCTCTTGTCGCGTTGAAGGCGTTGACAATTGATAGCACAGTCCATGTGATACCGAGCCCCAGCAGGACACTGTTCGTTGTTAGGTGTCCGTGTTTGGGGTTTCCTGGGTAGATGAGACGTTGGGGTCCTAGTAGAGTCTCTACCGCCTCCATCCGTGACTCGCTCCATTCCAAGGCATTCCCTACTCCTCGCATGACCGCTTGTGCTCGGTCGTGTGTTAGGAGTTCCGTGGCTGCCGTCAAGTCTGCACTGAACAAAGTTAGTAACCCGTGATCGCCTTTGTGCGGTTCGAGTTCTATCTTTGACCCAGTCAGCCCTGCCCGGAACCAGGGATGCCTTGCCAATTGGAATGGTCTCTGCCGACACACCTCGTCCGTAGTGTGTCGCTAGAGCGTCATGGATTGTTGCCACTCGTATCTTCCCTACTTCCTCGATTGCTTCTGGCCTGAACTTGGGTTCAAGTCCCATGGTCAGTGGCATTTCGCAGGCGGAGTAGAGTTGTGCGAGGTCTGGTGGCGGTAGAGATTCAGGTGCTAGCCCCACGCCGTAGCCGGTTGAACTTAAGCGTAGGCCAAGCGCTTCTTGCAGTGATGCTTGACAACCTCCCTTCTTTCTTGTGTGTGAAGTGCATGCAGCTCTTCCTGGGATGGGTGCTCTGGCCGACTTTAGATCCTCGTTCGTGATCCCGAAGTTGGCTAGGTACTCATCCGTGAGCCGCACGTGCTTCCGACGTTTGCAGTCTGTGGTTACCCTTAGTGCAAAGTCTTCGAGTTGTTCTAGCTCGTCGTCTTCTGCATCATAGGCGTCTTTGAACCACAGGTCGATTTTCTCCTGTATGGCCTTCTCCTTCAGGTGTTCCATTCTCCATGGAATGGCCCTGCTGAGGGATGATGCCGAGAATAATCGAAGCCGCGACGTCGTCGGTAGGATGTTCAATGGATAAGGCAGACTGACCTTCGTCGAAGGTACAGCTTCGAA